GTTGATCAATCATAGGTTGTATCCGCTTATTTGACTCAACCACTAGTTGAACCGGGGCGACACAACCTAAGCGCGTAAAGAAGCCTCTTGACTCCCGCGTTCAAATATTGCAGCCACCGATTCGTTGATTAGTGAGTCGGTCCATACCCAGAGTATCAGACCGAATCAGGTTTTGTCAATACACAAATACTCTTGACAAAAGAGATTCTACCAGATTTTTCTGTTGCTGATTCGTTCTAATAGTTTAACAGTTAAACTATAGAGTTAGACTTCGGACTCCTAAACCGTCCCATACCGAATCAGTGTCCGCTGATCTTTCCTGGCCTCACAAATAGAATAAAAGGCTTGCGCGTGATTCGCAAGCCTTTTTCTTGTGCTTTACTTGAAGGCGGTAACCTCAAAGGTTTTTCCATTCTTATCTTTGAATGCGTACGTTGTCCATTTCGTGCCGTGCGATTCCTTTTCTTCTATTTTTACTTCTACGACATAGTGCAGGGAAAGACTCGCGTGCATTGGATTGATTCCTTTCGTTGAGTTGCCGTGCCTATATATAGGCGCAAGATTCCCTATAAGTAAAGCGAAAAAAGTGCTTGCGAATCGTTTCAGGCTTCTTTAAGCCTTAGCTATCGGCCCAAGCGGCCACGGCTTAACCTTGAAAAGGAAAGAACATGAAGACTCTGAATCCTGAGCTGGTAGAGACCCTCTTGACTCAAGTGGGAACTCAATTTGTGACTGTGGATTTCCTCACAAGATCAGGCGAGACTCGCACGTACAACGGACTCCTGCGGGCAACGTCACGCTTGGCTGGAACGGCACGCGGCGCGCAACAATCTGTCGCAATGAGCAAGCGTGGTCAAAGGTGGCTTGCTGTCGCTGGCGGCGGTTCCAAATCATTTTACATTGATCGAGTGACAGGAATCCGTTGCAAGGGCGCGGGAATCTATGTAAACGCAAAATGAATCTCTTGCTTGATGCAATCGGGCTTGCGGCAATCGTCGCCGCGAGTCTCGCCCTTTACGCAATGTGACAAATAAGGAGTCTTGATATGAAGACATATAGCCTCGCAACCCGCCCCAAGGTCGAATCCATGGCGGAAATTGATATCGCAGCGCCTAGCGCCTTGCCTGACTTGCCGCTTATGACGATTCAGCAAGCGAGAAAAGCTTGCGAGATTGCCCGCGCCAATGGGTACGACGTTGTAATTTTCAATACACAAGCACTGTGAGGACACGACATGACACGCATAACAATCACTGACCTCGACCGCATCACTGAGGCCCTGGACCTCTCGAATCCGATTGAACACATGCTCTGGGAAGAACTCGATCAACCGCACGCGTGGGAATCAATCGGCCAAATTGTCGCTCAACTTGAGTGTGCTTCGTGTGCCGCTGGCTCATGGTCTGATATGATTTATATACACGACATTGAGTCGAAACTGTCGGACCCCGACTGGCGCACAGCTATTGATGAGGCAATCGCAGACTGGCGCGACAATACCGGAGAGAACCCAGAATTTGATGGCCTGTCGTCTATGGTCACTTTTACGGTAGACCACACGGCCTATCAACTGGCGTCTCGCTTGCGGTATCTAGATCACGTCGCAATCGTCGTGGCCGCGTCGGATAGCTTGGACCCTCACCCAGACGTTATAGCCTTTGACACCCTCTGGGAAGCTGAGAACTGGATGGCAGATGAGGTAGCACGCAGGGTCCAGCACCGGGTAGACCATAGCCCCTATACAGTGTCTGAGGATGAGCGGGAACAATGGAGAGAGGAAGAGTCGGAACTGTTCACGGTTAAGGATGAGAGGCTTTGACCTATAGACTGCGACACAGCACACATGACATGGGAGTCAATATAAGGAGTCTTGGGAATGTTCACACATTTGACACTTAAAAGTAGGAACGAAAAGACCGGACCGATTCCTGTCAGCATCACAAGCGCGGAGTCTTGCCCTGCGGCTTGCCCGTTTAATAATTCAAACGCGGGTGGATGTTACGCTAACGGCGGCCCATTGGCCATCCATTGGCGCAAGGTCACAGAAAAGCGCGCAGGTGAATCTTTCCCCAGGTTCTTGGATAAGATTCGCGCATTGCCTGACGGCCAATTGTGGCGACACAATCAAGCCGGTGACCTTAAGGGAAAAGGGAATCGGATCGACCCCAAGGCATTTGTAGCTCTGGTCAATGCAAATAAAGGCAAGCGCGGATTCACCTATACTCACAAGCCCATGACGCAAGCTAACAAGGCACTTGTGAAACACGCTAACGAGTCGGGCTTTACCGTCAATCTGTCGGGCAACAATCCCGCACATGCCGACAAGCTGGCGAGTCTTGGTGTCGGCCCTGTCGTGACTGTCCTACCAAGCGACACAAGCGAGAATCTGACGACTCCAGAGGGTCGCAAGATTGTTGTTTGTCCAGCGACTCAACGTGACAATGTGTCCTGTGCTACATGCAAGCTATGCGCCATTGCAGACCGTAACTTTATTGTTGGCTTTCCTGCCCATGGCGTAAGCAAGCGTAAAGCCGAGTCGGTTGTCAAAGCTAACACATAAGGAGTCTTGAATATGTCTGATATAGAAACCCGCCTCTTGCTTGCGCTCAATCAAGCGATTGCCAGCAAGGGAAAGCATAAAGGCCAGATTAAGGCCAAGTGTCCGCCAATGGGAACGGACGGCGCTATAATGTGGCAAGCGCTTATGATGCACGCGAATCCGTACAAGGTAGGTATCGGACACATGATCTACGCGACTCACATGGACTCGGAATTTTACAAGGCTTGCGAGTCCTTTGCACAAGAACGTGCAAGCGTATTGCCAAGGCTTGACCGTGATCGCGTAGCATTGGAACGTTTGGGCGCTTGGTAGCTCGTCAGATAGGCTTTACAATGGCGTTGGCTAGGGGAGTACCTGCTGGCGCTATTGTCGTTATATGGGCTTGTGAGAGGCCCTGGTGACTTGTGCGAATCTGCACAAGATTCAATGCTTTATGTAGATAAATGCGCAGTGATGCATACGTTAATAATGGCGTTGAAGCGAATCTGTAGCAGTCTCTGGGGTCAAGCAACGGCTTATCCTCTGTCAACATTTTTATTTTGAATCTCCCAAGAATCCTTTATTTAGTTGCACTTATGCAACATTCTTGCGAATCCCTCTCTTGTGCATTCCTGCGCATATTCCCCTGCATTTCCCGCGCCCTTGTGCATTCCTGCGCACACCTATTGCGTGTACTCATGGGACCCCCACAATCTCAGGTTGTGCCTTGGCGGGCGGGCGCATACACCTGAGAATCCGAAAGAAAAACTTTTGTTTGGGACCTGCGACAAGCTGACGCATATAAAGCCCGTAACGAGAACTCTAAGGAGCCTATCAGATGAAAAGTGTGACAAAAACAACACACATTGGAACTTTATTAACGACACACAAGAAAAAAAGATTCGTTTAGATTCAATAGTTTGTAAAAAAGTTGCATTTTCTTAGGTATAATCTCTTGGAAAGGCTCCTATATAATAAGTAGAGACTCTTAAGAATCTACTTAAGAACATTCTGTAAGAATTAATAATCATCTAAGATATACTACTCGTAAGCAGACAGCTTAAGTAGATTCTTTAGATTCTTCTATAGAGTCCAATCTTCCCAATTATTATTATTCTGTCGTTGTGCGTAAGCTTCTACCCAAGCTACCCACTTAAGACTCACAAGTTCTGTCGCTGACAATAGCGCAGACCCTAAGCCCAGCTTGGGGTAACTACATAGGTGCAACTAATGGCAAATAAGCCTCTCCAAAAGAATGCAGAGATTGCCAAGCGGGTGAGGGAACTCACTCGTGCTGGTGTACCTGTATCTCAAATCTTTGCTGATATTCAGTCCTACGCCTTTGCTCCCGGATCATATACTACTTTTTATAAATACTATGGTCAGGATATGGAGGCAGCTAAGGCAGCTATCACCGAAGCGATTGGTAGTCGGGTTATCAATCAAGCAATCAATGGAGACCCAGAGCAGCCTACGACATGGAAGTCTCAAGAACTCTATCTTCGTAGTCATGGTGGCTGGAGTCCCAAATCTACAGAACAGTCTCAAGAGATTGGCAATGACCAAGAAGAGGCTGAGAGTGCTGTAGACGCTATGATGAAGTTCCTTGGTAAGTCTACGGATGAGTCCGAAGAGTCCTGAGAGTTCCAAGAGCAAGACTAGGTTTAGTGCTGAATACTTGAGGTCGTTACCCGACGACGACGTAAGACAAGCGTTAAGCCAACTCACTCAAAAGCAGTTAGAAGAACTTCGATACGATTACCACTTTCTCGCAAGAGATAACCAACTGCCTCCTGATGGCAACTGGAACGTATGGTTCCTTAATTGTGGTCGTGGTTTCGGTAAGACTTGGACAGGTGTACAATGGGTACGTGAACAGGTCAAGAAAGGCCATAAGCGTATCGCTGCTGTCGCTGCCACAAACTCAGATATTGAACGAGTTATGGTTAAAGGGGAATCAGGTTTCCTTAATCTATGCTCGAAGAACGATAAGACCAACCGAGGCGCTGACATGGGCCTCCCTGAATGGTCTCCTACCAAGCGCACATTGACTTGGGCTAATGGTGCTAAAGTCGAATTTTACTCAGCCGAAGAACCAGAGCGACTGCGTGGTCCTCAGTTCAGTGCTGCATGGTGTGACGAACTTGCTGCTTGGAATAAAGATCAAGAGACTTGGGACATGCTTCAGTTCTGTCTCCGTCTTGGTCGCCACCCCCGCGTATGCGTCACCACAACCCCCAAATCTACAGTATTAGTTAGAAGCCTTCTTAAAGACGAGAAGACTTTTGTTACCACAGGTAGCACCTTTGACAATGAGTCCAATCTTGCTGCAACTTATCTACAAGCAGTGAGAGATCAGTATGAAGGTACTCGTCTTGGTCGTCAGGAATTGTATGCAGAAGTCCTCACTGAGAACGAAGGCGCTCTCTGGACCGCTGATATGATTGATGCCTGTCAGATATCCCGAGATGAACTACCCCCTATGGTGAGGAAGGTTGTTTCTGTTGATCCAGCCATCACAAGCAATGTTGAATCAGACTTGACTGGTATTGTTGTCGCTGGGATTGATGAAGACGGCATAGGATATATCCTCGGTGACTATTCCTTCAAGGCTCTACCAGAGGCATGGGCCACTAAGGCTATTGAACTCTACCATGAACATGGTTGCTCAAGAGTTGTATACGAGAGCAATCAAGGTAAAGACCTTATCCCTACCCTCTTTAGGACTATTGACCCTAACATTCCTCTAAAGGGCGTACACGCTAGTGCAGCTAAGATCGCTCGCGCAGAGCCTGTGAGCGCCTTGTACGAACGAGGCAAAGTCAAACACGTAAGAAATCCTGAAAACGCTTCTGCAAGTCTCACACAGCTTGAGACTCAAATGACAACCTATGAACCAATGGGCCGACAGAAATCACCAGATAGGTATGATGCGATGGTGTGGGCCTTGACTGAATTGATGCTAAAAGGCTTCAGCGCCCCTAAACTTAGACTTGCATACTCAAATAGTAGTTCACTTAGAGGATAACCTATAATGGCCACCAAGAAACTTTCAGAATCAGAAGGCAAGAAGATTCTTGGCATTGGTGGCCAGAACGTCCGTAATGGGGTTATCCATGCGGATGACTTTCTACCTGAACTACGTGGTCGTAATGCTATCCGAAAGTATCGTGAAATGCGCGATAACGATAGCACTATTGGCGCTGTTATGTATGCAACAGAGCAAGTCCTGCGCGATGTAGACTTCCGAGTTGTCCCTACCAATAAAGATGACCCCAAATCTGTCGAAGAGGCTCAATTTGTAGAGAGTGTCTTGGAAGATATGGATCACACTCTAGACGATCATATCTCTGAGGCTTTGTCGTTTTTGACTTTTGGGTTTATGCCTTTCGAGGTTGTCTACAAGCGTCGGATTGGCCCTTATGAGAGGTCTCCTAAAAAGAAGTCTAAGTACTCGGATGGGCGTATCGGTGTCCGCAAGATTGCAGCACGTGCGCCTTGGACTATCGACCGTTTTGATGTAGACCAACAGTCTGGTGATATCAACGGGTTCTATCAGTCCACAGCTAATATCCTCGGGCCTTCTTACATCCCGATGCGTAAAGCTATTCTATATAGGACGACAAGTATTAATGGTGATCCTACGGGTCGTAGCGTCCTCCGTAATGCTTATACCTCTTATACTCGGTTGAACACTATTCAGCAATATGAGGCTATTGGCATTGAACGGGAATTGGCTGGTATCCCCCATGCTGAAATTCCTGCTGAGTACCTCTCCCCTGATGCAACAGAGTCTCAAGTAGCGTTTCGTAACAACCTTGAGAGTATTCTAAAAGATGTAAAATTTAACGAACAAGGCTATTTGATCACTCCTTCTGACACTTATCCCGGTAAGGATGGGGAGCCTACTAACCAGAAGCTTGTATCCATTCGACTGATGTCGTCTGAGGGTAGTCGTAATATTGATATTGACCCTGTAGTCAAACGCTATCAGCATGATATTGCCCGTAGCGTCTTGAGCGAGTTCCTGATGCTTGGAGGAGGCTCCAATGGCTCTTACGCACTCTCCAAAAGTAAGACAGACCTCTTCCTCCGCGCACTAGAGTCTTATATCCAAACTATTGTAGATGTTCTCAACAAGCAGTTGGTTGAGCGTCTCTGGGAGTTGAACGGCCTAGACTATAAATACCTTCCTAGGATTGTTGCTGGCGACGTTGCACCTCACGATCTTCGCGAACTTGGGTCTTACCTCCGTAACTTGAATGGGGCGGATATTAACCTTGCTTCTCAACCTGACATTGTAGATGCGCTTCTGGACAACGCAGAACTGCCTAAGTTGGACCGAGAGGCTTATGGCCGAGACCTTGAGGCAGAACGTAGAATCGCTAACGCTCGTGCGGATTACTACAACGGGCCGGATGAAGAGTTTGAAGAGGCTCCAGAGGACTCTGTAGGGGAAAACGCAGGGGTTGACACATGAAGACTTACGAGGTCTTAGAGAAGGCAACCCGTGAGAGGGTCGAACAACAGGCGAGGTCCCCTAATGTCTCTTAATAACCGATTGTTGGCTAAGTTTGGAGTGGATGCCAGAGAACTTTACCCTTTTGCTGCTGAGGGCCTAGTTACTGTAAACGAGAAGAGAGACCTCCCCGCCCCTGTGGATGGGGTTATCACTCTTGAGGCAGGTAAGACCTACCACTACACGATGCCTGTCCGTTTCATCACTTTCAAGGATATTGGACAGGTGATACCGCAACAGATAAAACCTCCGCACGCTATTGGTCGTGCCGTATGTGGGAGGCAGATACCTCGGTGAGTGAAATGACAAAGAACATCGAAGGTCAGATTCTCAAGTCTGACGATGAACAGCGTCTAGTCTATGGCTGGGCCAGTGTAGTTACCGAAAAAGGTCAGCCTGTGATTGACCGTCAAGGTGACGTGATTAAGCCAGACACGCTTGTGAAGGCCGTGAATGACTTCATGGAACATATTCGTGTTGGTAAGCAGATGCACAACGGGGATCAGATTGGGGTGGTCGTTCACTCTCTGCCGATTACCAAAGAGATTGGTGATTCCCTTGGCATTCAGAGTGACCGTGAAGGATGGGTTGTAGCGTTCAAAGTCTACGACGATGATGTCTGGGAAAAGGTCAAATCTGGTGAACTTGCGGCCTTCAGTATTGGCGGTCGTGCTGTAAAAGGAGAGTACAATGGCGACTGAGTTGCTGGAACTTCAACTGGAGGAACTTTCGCTTGTTGACCGTCCGGCCAACGCAGAAGCAATGGTTACTCTTTTCAAGCGGGACATCCAACCGGAGGAAACTACAAAAATGGATGAAGATAAAATCAAGGCTTACGTGGAAGAGAAAGGCTGCGGTCGCGCAGAAGCCATGAAAGCCCTCGGTTATGAAACTGAAAAGTCCGAAGAAGAGTCTGAAGCTATGAAAGCCCTTGAGGCGGAAGTCGAAACTCTGAAAGCAGAGAACGAACGTCTCCGCAAAGGACTTATTGATAACGGTTTCGTCATTAAGGCGGAAGCAATCGAAAAGAAAGCCCCGGCTGAATTTATTGAAGTCGAAGGCGGGCAAATCAACAAGGCTGACATTCCTGCTCCTATTCTGAAGAAGCTGGAAGAGGCAGAAGCTGCTCAAGAAGCTGCTGAGATTGCCAAGAAGGCCGAAGAAACCCTTCCGAACTTCAAACCCGAAGTTGCTCAGGCTCTTATGAAGTTTGATCTGGAAGAGCAAATCCTTGAGGCTCTGATGGCTGCTGATAAGCTGTTTGAATCTCAGATGGAAGAACTTGGTAAAGCTGACGTTGATGGCGACATGGACGATCCGCAGGCCAAGCTGGATAAAATGGTCGATGCCTATGCAATTGAGCATGAACTGACCAAAGCACAAGCCTACGCTAAAGTGGCGAAAACCGCCGAAGGTAAGGCTCTCATCAACAAGACCTACAAGAAGGACTAATCCCTATGGCTACTCAGGGTAATCAAATCCGCGAGTCCATGATTGCTGGCGCTGACCTCTCGGCAAAGCAGTGGACTTTTGTTATCATGAACACTACCGACCGTACTGTTGTGTCGGCTACCGATGGTCAGGCTGCTGACGGTGTTCTCATTAACGACCCCGAATCGGGACAGGCTGCAACTGTCGTGACCCACGGTCGTGTTATTGTCGAAGTTGGCACTGGTGGTCTGACCGCTGGCGACAACGTGGCTTCGGACGCAAGTGGTGAAGCAATCACTGCTGCTACCGCTGACATTATTGTTGGCAAGTGTGTGCAAGGTGCTGCCGCTGGCGAACGCGCTGTGATCGACTTCTTCCGTGGCGGCAACGCTTCTGCGTAATTTGATTGAAAGGAATTAATCAATGCCTATGCTCACTCCGTCGCAGGTGCATATTGATGCCCCGCTGACTAATCTCACCCTCGCGTACCTGCAATCGCAGGAAAACTTCATCGCTGATAAGGTCTTCCCGACCGTTGACGTGTCGAAGCAGTCGGACAAGTATTACACTTACGACCGTGAGAACTTCAACCGTTCCGGCCAGCGTAACCTGCTTGCTCCGCGCACTCGCCCTGAGCGTGTTGGTATGTCGCTCTCCAACGACAGCTACTTTGCTGATGTCTTCGGTCTGGCAACAGACTTCGATGAGCAAACGCTCGCAAACGAAGATGCAGCACTGGAAATCCGTTCGATGGGCGCTCAGATGCTGACGCACAACATGCTGATCGACCGCGAGAAAGACTTCGTGACCAACTTCTTCTCGGATAACGTCTGGGGTACGAACTGGGATGGTGTTGCTAACGCTGACAACGACACCGGCATTGAAGTCACCAACTGGGATGACTACACCAACTCGACCCCGATTGTTGATGTTCGTCGTCTGGCTCGCACGGTTCAACTCAAGTCGGGCGGCTTCAAGCCGAACACGATGGTTGTCTCGAAAGCAGTCCGTGACGTTCTGGTTGATCACCCGGACATCCTCGCTCGCCTGAATGGTGGCGCAACGGTGTCGAACACGGCCCTGATCACTGACGCCAAGCTGGCTGAAATCTTTGAAGTCGAGAACTTCTACGTTCTGGAAGCAATCGAAAACACCGCTGCTGAAGGTGCCACCGAATCCAATGCTTACATTGGCGGCGACCACGCAATGCTCTGCTACACCCCTGCTTCGGCTGGTCTGCGTAGCCCTGCTGCTGGTCTCACCTTTGCATGGAACTCGCTTCCGGGTGCATCGTTCTCCGGTCTGACCGTTGAATCGTTCACTGGCGACTTCCTGCGGGTTGAAGGCATTCACGAAGAACTCCACGTGAAGATGGCCTACGACATGAAGATCGTGGGTGCTGACCTCGGCGGGTTTATCAACTCGGTTCTGGCCTAATCCCGAATAAATACTGAGGCACCCCTGTGTTAAAGCATGGGGGTGTACCTCCACTAAGAAAGCAATAGAGACTTGATATGAAACACACAGGATATATCCATCCGGTTTACCTTGGATGGCAAATTGATTGGCCTGTCTTTGTGAAAATGCCGTTTAGTGCTTTTGGTAAGCATTGGAAGAAGGGCGAAGAGTTCAATTGGACTTCCCAGATTGGATCAGAGGCAGACAAAGTAGCACAGCTTTATGGCGCTGGATACATTTACCATAACCGAGACCTAGAGAAGTCCCTTAAGGTTGGGGATCGTCTTAGTGAGATGGACAGCGAAGGTCTATTGAAGCTGGTTCGTTTGGTTAACGCTGAAATTAAGCAGCGGACTACCACTGAAAAAGAATACAACAACAAGCGCATTAAGCAGTCTAAAATTGACGATAAACAACGGGGCCTTATTCGCGCTTGGCTGAACCGAAACGAATGGATGCGAGAAGACTATTACCGCATTCGGGATTCAATCCTTGAAGAATAATTAAGAAGGCGACTGGAACATGTGGACATATGATTCAACAGATTTGACTACGGCCACGGCATCTGGTCGCCTTAACGTAGTGCGCTTCCTTGTGGGAGACACAGACACTACCGACCAACAAGTTCAGAACGAAGAAATCACTTTCGCTCTGTCAGAAGCATCTGATGATGTATATTCTGCGGGCGTTTATATAGCCAATAGTCTATCTGCAAAATTCGCACGCCTTGTAGACACTGACCTTGATGGTCAACTTGCGGAAAGTTATTCCCAACTACAGGCACACTACAAGAACCTTGCTCAGACGATCAACGCTCAAAAGTCTGCTGGTGGTGGAGTATCCGTTGGTATCTTTGCTGGTGGCCTTCCTGCTGCTGGCAAGACTAACACCCGTATCAGCGTGAACCAGTTTGACATTTATGCAGACCGCACGGTAATCGAATACGATCTGGAGGACTAAGATGCTCTCCAAGAATCTACAGACTTTGATTAACCGTCGAGGTCAGACTGCCACTCTTCGCAAGAAGTCTTCCGGGACTTATGATCCCACCACAGGCTCTCTTGGTTCTGTCGTGGATACCGACTATACCATCAAGGCTTACTTTGCTGCATACAACCTCTCAGAAGCCGCAGGAGACAGTGTTCTAGTGGGGGATCGTATGGTAGCTATGCCTGCGCTAGATACGTCTGGAACAGCTATCCCAGAGCCTGACAATGATGATCAAATCCTCTCGGTGGGCGACACAGTAGTAATCAAGTCAGTGCAGAAGATATACAATGCCAGCACTCTTGTCTGCTACCTCTGCTATGTGAAGGAATAAAGATGTTCCGTGGTAGAGTAAACGAAAAGTCAATCTCCGCTAAGATAGAGAACTTGAAAGAGCGTGTTGAAGCAGAGGTCAAAAACGATCTAAAGAAGATCGCTACTGACCTGACCACTAGGACACCAGTAGACACCGGAGCCTTTGCCGAGAGTTTTTCTGTAACTCCTGCTTCCTCTGGGGGTGGTCGTAGCAAAAGTTCTCACGGTCGCCCAAGGAATCAAGACATTGGGACTTATCGCGGTATTGCTCAAGCAAATATGAACTCTGATATTGATAACCTCGAACTCTTTGAGAATAAGAGCGTGTCATTTCGTAACAGAGCACCCCATGCCAGTTCTGTTGAATTGAAGTATCAAGTCTTTGGGGCAGTGAAAGATATTCGGAGGTAATATGGCAAGTATATACGACGACATTAGGTCAGCTTTCGAGGTCAATCTGGCTGCGGTATCTGGTATCCCCGAAATTGCATGGGAGAACGTCAGTTTCTCTCCTACGACGGGACAATCTTATATCCACGTAAGGATGGTTCCTACAATTCGAGAACCTGCGGTTCGTGGCCAAAACCCTCAGATGTATTATCAAGGATATTTCCTTGTGACTTGCTGCACTCCAGAAGGCACTGGCCCATCCGCTGGTGACACTCTGGCAAACCTTATCATTGATGCTTTTGAAGCAGCAACTGACATAACTCATAACTCGACGACCCTCTCAATTCGATACGCAGAACGAGACCTTGGTGTTCAAGAAGGTTCTCACTATCACATTCCAGTTCGTATCGGCTGGTATATCTACTCATAGGAGACTTAAATGCCCACATTCGCACAAGGTTCCCGTTCTAGTCTTTCGTACATTGTCGAAAGCACTTTCGGAACCACCCCTGTTGGTAACTTCCAAAATTTGCCTTTTAGCACTCACTCCTTGAACCTGACCAAAGAACGTGTCCAAGGTAACGACATCCAATCGGATCGTATGCCTCGTGTGGACCGTCACGGCAACCGTCAAGCTGGTGGTGATATTGTAGTTGACCTTCGTGATGGCGACTATGATGACTTCCTTGAATCAGCTATGCTCAATACTTGGTCTACCAACGTCCTGAAGGTTGGCACTACCCCCAAGTATTTCTCTGTTGAAGATTATGCTGCTGATATTGATCAGGCTCGCCTCTTTACGGGCATGACTGTTTCTTCGATGGGCCTTTCCCTTGCCCCTAACCAGATGGTTACTACTACCTTTACGATGGTTGGTAAGGATATGACCATTAGTGCAACTCAGAAGACGCAAGATGCTGCTTCCGGTGCTGCCCCTTTTGATGCTTACTCTGGAGACCTGAGCATCGGCAACGTAGGTGCCTTGTCTGCATCTGCCATTGTTACTGCGGTAGATTTTACTATCGACAACGCTTTCGCCCCTACTTTTGTTATTGGAGACGATAGCACTCCTACCCTTCAATATGGTCGTGCGACTGTCGAAGGCACCTTCTCTGCTTACTTTGAAGACGCTGCTCTAGTCAACCGCTTCCTGAATGAAACGGAAACCGCACTACAAGTTTCGGTCGATGATCCGACTGGTGCTAACGAGTACACCTTCCTCTTCCCGAAGATTAAAATCAACTCTGCTGACACTTCTGTTGGTGGACCGGAGAGCCGGATGGTGGAATGCTCTTTTGTATCGCTGTATGATACAACTGAAGCGACTAACCTCAAGATCACTCGTCCTGCCTAATCCCTTCGTGGGCTAGGGAGGTTCTGGTTGTCGGGTGCTGGAGCCTCCCGCTTTAATGTACTCCATCCGACGCTTTTTCACAACAAGGAACACCCGACATGGACCTTTCTAATACTATTCCTACTAAAGACACTATTGTTGTCGAACTCGAATTTAATGGTGAAGTTATCAAGAATGACGACGACACACCAATGACTATCGAAGTCTACCTTCCACATAGTAAAGAATACCGCAAGGCTCGCCACGACCAAGCTGACACTCTGATCGAAAAGAAGGCCGAACGTCTGAAGTCTGCCGAAGCAGAGGAATTGGGCGTAGAGTTCTTGGCCAAGACGACTAAAGCTTGGGACATTACCTTTGAAGGTAAGAAGCCTAAACTTACTGTCGCCAAAGCTAAAGAGATTTACTCCACAATTCTTTGGGTAGGCGATCTTATTCTGGAAAAGGTAGAAAAATCTAAGGGTTTTACGAAAGCCTAACTTCCCAGCTAGAAGCTTATGCTGAACACCAGTTTAAGCTAAGTAAGCCGGGGAAGGATGGCACACTTAGAGACCATCTTGAGCAAGTTGAGAGGCAGACCGGACGCAAGTTGAAGGAGTTAGAGGGGCCAGAGTTTCCCTCCCTTTTGGCTCACCTCTGGTCTGCCTTTTTAGATTTGAACAACTCAAGAACGATGGGCGCACATACTGCCAATCCCATCGCCTATGCAGAGATTAAGGCTTACGTCGATCTTACGCATACTGCATTGTCCTCGAGAGACATTGAAACAATCAAACTCCTTGACAGGAAATACTTAGAGGTAATGAACTCCGATGGCTGATCTTGTATTAACCGCTGATGTATCTTCCATTCGTGATGCGGAAAAGGCCCTCCAAAGGTTTTCAGACTCTAGTAAAAAACTAGGCCGATCTGTTATTACGACAGCCAATAAAGTACAAAGCGTTTCTTCCGGATGGGATCAAGCTAACAAGTTATACAAGCAAGGGACAATCAACGCCAAGGCTTTGTCTTCTGCACAGACGGAATTGGCTAGGGAATTGGCCACCCTTAATGGCTACACTAAAACTAACGGCGCTCTTAATACTCAAAAGGCTCTTGCAGAGTTGAAGGCGGCTCAATCAGCTAGGGAATCCGCGAGGGCATCGCAAGAGGCTGCTAGGGCTGCACAAGCCAACACAGCGGCTCTCAAGTCCCTTAAGATGTCTTACGACCCTGTGTACGCTGCTGAACAACGCCTCCTTGAGTTAAAGAAGAGGTTGAGGCAAGAGATTGCTAACGGCAATATGACTGTCCGTCAAGCGGGCGCTGAGTTGTTGACTTATCGAAAGTCTCTCACTCAAACTAACTCTACACTGCAAGCTTCGTCCAGACGGATGAATACAAACGCGGTTTTGACCCAACAAGCTGGCTATCAGGTCGGTGACTTTCTTGTCCAAGTCCAATCCGGCACTAACGCTCTTGTCGCTTTCGGTCAACAAGCCACTCAGGTTGCTGGCACTTTGACTCTTCTCGGCGGTAAGTGGATCGCTATTGGTACTGCCCTTGGTATCGGTATTCCTTTGTTTACTGCTGCCGCTGCGGCAATAATGCGGACCAGAGAAAGGTCTGAGGAAACTTCGGACAGCCTGCTAACCTTTGAGAAAATCCAAGAGAGTCTCGCAGAGAAGATACAAAGAACAAACTTGGAAATCGAAAGGCAAGCGAGGGGTCTCGAAAGCGTTGAAGAGGCTTTCCTAAGCAAGAAGATTGAAGAGGCAAAAGCCGCCCTAGATAAAGTTATGGCGGAAGTGGACGCCGAGGTTCAAAAGGCTCTCCAAGACTCCATTGCTATGGTCAAGGCGTATGGCAGTGAAGTCGATGTAGAGGCGCTTAAACTTTTCGCAGACCTCATCCGTGAGCAGCAATTAGAAAACCGCTCTGAAGAAATAACCGCACTTCAAAACACCTACAATGAACTTGTTAGGATCAGGGGCATTGAAGAGGGTCGTGAGCGTTCGCAGCAACGTCAAAATGGCCATATCGCACAGATGGTGCAATTCTTCCGGGATGCACAAAAGACTCTTAATGAGATAGATGCTGGCTATAGGAATGTAGCTGCGGCTCAAACAACGCTAACTGCGGAGACTACAAAATACATCGGGGAGATGACTG